GGTCACGCTCCGCACAGGCACAGTTGTTTGTTCATCCTGCGAGGCATGGCGGCATGAGTGCGAGGCTAGGGACACCATGCTGCGTTCCCGTCCTGAAATTGAGCATTATTTCGATCTTGTTGAGCAAAAACGGGGGCCGGATGCCAGGCAAGCGTTACGAAATGAAATGATTGCTTTGCACAAAGCGAAAACCGTATTATGATTACAGGTGATGCGTTGGTTGGCAGACCACGCAAGCTGAACCGGGCCTTCACCCGGTGATGGCGCATCATCTACCTTGAAGGGGGTAAACGTGCATTACTACATCTGGAACATTGGCGACTATTCAAGTCACGCCAGCCATCTCAACGTAATTGAAGATTGCGCCTACCGGCGATTGCTAGACAGATATTACCTTTCCGAGGAGCCTATACCTTTGGAGGTTTCTGTTGCTTGCCGGTTAATTGGGATGCGCGAATATCAAACAGAAGTTGAGATTGTCTTAAAAGAATTCTTTGTTCAAACCGAATCCGGTTGGCAAAACAAACGCGCAGAACATGAAATTGCCCATTTCAAGGGCAAGATCAATCAAGCATCTCGCGCTGGTAAAGCATCCGCTGAACGCAGGAACAACGCCCGTTCAACGCCCGTTCAACGGACGAGCAACCAACCAATAACCAATAACCAAGAACCAAGAACCAATAAACAAGATAAGACAAAGAAGCCGTTTTGTATTCCTGATTTCATTACTCAAGACGCTTGGCAGGGATATTTTGAAATGCGAAAGACCGGCAAAGGCGTTTTTACTGAACGCGCTGCTAGCTTGATTATTAAACAGTTGACGCAAATGCATTCTGAAGGGCAGGACGTTGCCAAGGTTTTAGACCAATCCACGGCAAACGGCTGGAAAGGCGTATTCCCCCTAAAAACCCAACAAGGAGCGACAAATGGAAAATTCAACGTACACTCCGCAGGCAGAGAAACTTTGGCCCGATCACTGGTTGCCGCGGGTATGGTCAGACGCGATCCATGGGAAATTCAGGATGCTGTACATGTCGAAGTTCACCAGCTGCTTCCCGGATCAGCAGACGATTGATGAATGGTCTGAGGTGTGGGCAGAATCGCTATCAGGGCTGGATGCCGAGGAAATCAAGACGGGCATGGATTATTGCCGCGACCATCACCCCTGGCCCCCAACGTGCGGTGAGTTCCGCGCTGCCTGCAAGTCTCGCCCTAAACCTGTGCTGGCGCTCCCGCAGCCGCCTCGAGACTCTGAGCAGGGTAAGCGCAGGATAGGCGAGATCCTCGGGATGCTGAAAAGCAAGCCGGTGGATGGCAAAGCGTACTGGAACAAGGTTCTTGCGACCAAGGGACTGCCGCCGATCAGCTACGAATACGCTCACAAAGCCCTGCACAATTTAAACAATTTCACCGGGGAGCAATTATGAGCCAGATTGATCCATTCAAGATTGACTCTCCGACTTGCATATCGTTTTCCGGTGGCCGAACCAGTGCGTACATGCTCTGGCGGGTGCTGCAATCGAATGGTGGATTGCCGAAGGAGGCGATTGTCTGCTTCGCCAATACCGGGAAAGAGGAAGAAGCAACGCTGCGCTTTGTGCGGGATTGCTCTGTGAATTGGGGCGTGCCGATTGTCTGGATTGAGTTTGAGTACAACGCAGACAAAGACAAACAATTTCGCATCGTTGACTTTGATTCGGCGGCGCGTAACGGCGAACCCTTCGCAGAGATGATTGACCAAAACGGCAAGCCTTTCCTGCCAAATCCGGTCATGCGTTTATGCACCATTCGACTCAAGATTGAACCGTCCTGGCGGTACATGAAATCCCTTGGCTACACCGATTGGGACAACATGGTGGGCATCAGGGCAGATGAAACGCGACGGGTTGCAAAGATTAGGAACAATCCGAGCGATGGCAAAAAAGGAATCGAAAGAACGATGCCGCTTGCCGATGCTGGAGTGACAAAGGAGATGGTTGGGCAGTTCTGGCGTGAGCAGTCATTCGACCTGGGCCTGCCAAACAACAACGGTGTGACCATGCACGGCAATTGCGATCTGTGCTTTCTCAAAAGTGGTTCGCAAATACTTTCGCTGATTGCCGAAAAGCCGCAGCGGGCTATTTGGTGGGCACAAATGGAAAGCAATGTTGCGTCCAAAGTTGGCGGGACGTTTGCAGACAACGCAAGATTTAGAAAAGACCGCCCAAGCTACGCATCAATGCTCAAGTTCACGCAGGAACAGCGCGTCCTATTTGACCCTGAGGAACCCAGCATTGAATGCTTTTGTGGCGATTAAAAAGGAAAAACCATGAGCCAGCGTGATGAACTGTTGAAAGCCCTGCAAAGGGGCGAGCAATTGACCACCCTTGACGCTCTACAGCGGTATGGGGTGATGGCCCTGAGTCAACGCATGACGGAGCTGCAAAGGGCGGGTTACCCGGTAAAATCTGAAATGATTGATTTGCCCTCTGGTAAGCGGGTTGCTCAGTATTCGTGGGAGGGGCAAGTGGAGTTGTTCGCATGACTCCATTGATCCAAAAGGCAGTCCGTTTTTCCCCTGAACCGGAATCTGCAATGTGGTTTGATGTGGGGCAAATGCCAGCTATGCAAGATGAAAGTATCCCTGCGGATACCGTAATGCATTTACCGTTTGAGCGAACGGGCATTGTGGGATTGGATTCAACAGGCAAGGATTTTTTTTTGTGGCTTATACAAGGCGATGGTCATGTCACAGTAAGCGGCGGTTCTATGTGGCATAAAATCTATTTTGAACCGTATGCCTATGTTCAGCATGAAAAAAGAATAGGTATGTATCGTAAAAACAAAGAAGCAACTTATGATGATTTAATGCCGGTGCATCGAATGGTGGTTGCTACGTTGAAAAAAATAACCAACGCTTCAACAGCTTACAGAGCAACGCCACAAAATACGCACATCAACAAAAAGCGCAAGGCAAAAGGAAAAGCGGCGATTTCCTTTGACTGGGTGACAGTAGAAATTGGCCCAAAACAAGAAAAAGCCATTCCGCAGGGCGGCACTCACGCCAGCCCGAGACTGCACGACCGCCGGGGGCATTGGCGCAAGCACCCTTCTGGAAAGCAGGTCTGGGTTAAATCCTGCAAAGTCGGGGACGCGAGTCTGGGCGTGGTTTTCCACGATTACAAACTGGCAGAGGTGAGAGCATGATTTGCCCTGTTTGTGAGGAACGCAACAATAAAAAGTCCCGTGAGCAGGAAAAACGCTATCACGCAATGCTTGAGGATGTGGCTAAACAATGCCATCATTTAAATGAGAATTTTAACCAGGACGACTGGAAACGCTTGTGCGTTGATATTTTCCGCAAGGATTCAATGAGCGATCCAAGACTAGCGGCGTATTGGCGTAGAAACGGATTTCGGTTAGTTCCATCATTGGATGGCACTGGATTAGTAATGCTAGGAACGCAAACCCGCAATTTTCCTAAATATGTGGCAAGCGCATTTGTCGAATGGCTTTACGCTTTTGGCGCTGAACGCGATGTAATCTGGACTGACCCTACAAAGCCACCGTTAGCCGATTACCACGGAATAGCGGCATGACTAAAAGCCAAAAAGCCTTTCAAGACCGCGTAAGGGCGCTAGGCTGCATCGTTTGCCAAGGTGAGGGGGTAGATAGTCCTTGCGACCTTCATCACCTCCTGAGTGGCGGCAGACGCATTGGCGAGGATTCTGTGATAGGTTTGTGCGTACCACACCACCGCGGCGGGTTAAACACCGAAGAAGTGGTAAGCAGGCACCCTTGGCGGTTGGCGTGGGAAAGCCGTTATGGAACGGAAGCGGAACTGTTGGCAAAAACCAAAGAACTATGCGGAGGAAAGAATGTCTGATGCTAAACCAGCAGAACACTTTGCACACCCACCCTACAAAGCCGAGGATTTAGGCGGGAAAATGGGCTGGTGGGGGGTTATGAATCGAAATGGAGTTAATTGCTTAACCTTTGCAAGCAAGCCTGGTGCTGTTGTAACGGATGAATCCAACGCCGTACAGATAGCGGAAGATTGGAACAAAGCCTATGCGCCGCGCAGCGCGGGTTGATAGTAACCACTCACATATAGTATCAGCCTTCCGCAAGATGGGCTGCAGCGTGTTGTCTTTGGCGGCTTTGGGCAAGGGTGTGCCTGACCTGCTGGTGGCGATTGAAGGTACCACATGGCTGGTGGAAGTGAAGTTTGGCAAGGGCGAAGAAAACGATAAACAAAGGGAATGGGCAGATAATTGGTTGGGGATGAGGGCGGTGGTGCGTGATATACAGGGTGTGGAAAACGTGGTAAAAATGATGCGTTTGTCTGATAAAAACGGTCATGGCTAACTATTTCGCGCCCGAAGAAGATACGGTCAACGCTCTGCCAGCTACGATAAATCCTAACCTGGCGGCACAAGGGCGCAATGCCGTTGCTCGTCAAAGTACCCCCAACTATGACAGTGTGTTGGAGTATCTAGGATTGGGGCAATCACCCGATACCATTCAACAGGCGCTTGAGCATTTAGGGCTATCTGACAAGCCTGCAAGAATGAACCCCAACCTTGCGGCGCAGGGTGCATCAGCGCGTAAGTTTATGGCCCCGCCCACATCCGTAATGGATGAGAAATACCCGGCTTTCAAAAAGTCAAAAGACCAATCTGAGCAATTAGGAATGGCAATTGATGTGCTTTCCTCGCTGATTCCGCTGGCTGGCCCTGCTGTTAAAGGGGCAAGGGCAGTGGGACGCTTTGCGGGGCCGGAATTGGCACAAGGATTAGAGAATTACATGGTGAAAACAGGCGGTATTCTGCCGCTTGATGTTTATCACGGCAGCCCCCATAGATTCCCGCCAACAGCCAATAACCCGCTAGGTGAGTTTGACACGGCAAAGATTGGGACGGGTGAGGGGGCGCAGGCTTATGGGCATGGGTTGTATTTGGCGGAGAATCCGACTGTAGCGGGAGAATACGCAAAGAAACTGTCAGAACCAGTTACGACATTCGGCGGAAAACAAATAAGCGAGATTACAAACCCAGAATCAAAACGATTGGCAGAGTGGATTCAATCGAATGTTGGCGTAATGCAATTTGACGCAAGACATGGGGAGGCAAACAGGTTATTCAATAGGCTTATGCCAGAACAGCAGGCTGCATTGGGAAAACCTTCAGTTTCAGATGCTGGGCAACTCTACAAAGTAGACCTTCCCGACGAGCAGATAGCCAAAATGCTGGATTTTAATAAACCATTAAAAGATCAAAATCCTGAAATACAAAAAGCTCTGCAAGATTTGGTAAAAACAGATGTTTTGGGTCGTCCAACAGGAATATCAGTTGATCCTAATATGAACGGGCAGTGGGCTTATGAGCGTTTGGCTGGAATTAGGGGCGCAAAATATGCCGCAGAAGCAATGCGCGAATCAGGCATCCCCGGCATCCGCTACTTAGACCAAGGCTCACGCGCTGGCGGCGGCACTAGCAATTTCGTCGTATTCGATCCAAAGCACATGAACATCATAGGGCGAGAATGAAGCAAACCAATGTCGGTGATAAGTGGTTTAATACTGGTGCAGCACAGCAGAATTCTAAGTCTTTCATTTAATTGACAAAAACTTTGCAACTTTGACGCTATAAAAGAAAATGAAACCCCACCGCCCCACAGATGATTTTCGCAAGCAGGTAGAGGAAGCCTCGGGACTCGGGCTACCTCAAGACCAGATATGCGCTCTAGTGGGCATAAGCGATGTAACGCTCCGTAAGCATTACGAGTCAGAGCTAGGACTAGGCAAGGCTAGAGCTTCAGCGCAGATAGCCAAGTCGCTGTTCAACAAAGCAATACAAGGTGGCGACACAACAGCAATGATCTGGTGGACAAAGGCCCAGATGAAGTGGTCGGAGACTATGAGGCAGGAACACACCGGCAAGGACGGCGGCGGCATAATCATCAACATCAGCAACCAGGACACCGACCTTGTTTAGCCCGACCGCAGCCCAAAGCAGGGCTACAGGGCTGATGACCGGCGATGCCAAACACATCATGCTGGTAGGCGGTTCAAGGTCAGGCAAGACGTTTGTGGCTCTCAGGGCGCTGATAATCAGGGCGACCCTAGCACCAAAGAGCAGGCACGTTGTCCTGCGGTTCCGGTTCAATCACGTTAAAAGCTCGGTCATTCTGGACACTTTCCCTAAGGTGATGGCGCTCTGCTTCCCGCAGCTCACTTACACCTTAGACAAGACCGACTGGTACGCAACCTTGCCGAATGGTTCCCAGATTTGGTTTGGTGGGCTGGACGACAAGGACAGGACAGAGAAAATTCTAGGGCAGGAATATGCCACCATTTTCTTCAACGAATGCAGCCAGATACCCCTGTCAGCGCGGAATATGGCAATTACACGCCTAGCGCAGAACTGTGTGGCAGTGGTGGGCAACCAGCAGAGACAGATGCGCCTGAAGGCGTTTTATGACTGCAACCCTCCGAGCATGGCCCATTGGACGTACAAGATGTTTGTCAAGAAGGTCGAGCCGGAGTCGGGGAAAGCCCTAGCTGATCTGGCAAATTACGCCACGATGACGATCAACCCGCGGGACAACCTAGACAACCTGCCGCCTGACTACATCAAGGAGTTGGAGAACCTCCCGGCTAGGATGCGGTTGCGGTTCTTGGAGGGCAAGTTTGCAGACGTAGCCGCGGGTGCGCTCTGGAACGTGGAGATGATAGACACCTACCGCGAGACTTCCGGGCTTCCTGACATGCTGCGGGTGGTTGTTTCGGTCGATCCTTCTGGCAGCGGAGATACTGACAACGCCGGGAACGACGAGATCGGGATTGTGGTGGCTGGCCTTGGGATTGACGGTCGGGCATACGTCCTTGAGGACTGCACAATGAAGGCTGGCCCGAGCGTATGGGCTAACGTGGTAGCGACCGCTTACGACCGCCACGCAGCCGACCTTGTGGTAGCAGAAAAAAATTATGGTGGTGAAATGGTTCGGCATGTGATAAAAAGCGCGAATCCGCACCTTAAATGCGAATTAATCAACGCATCCAGAGGCAAAGCAGTGAGAGCAGAACCCGTTTCGGCACTAACTGAGCAAGGCAAGATCCGGTTCGGCGGCACGTTCCCCGAGCTAGAGGACGAGCTTTGCTCGATGACTACGAACGGGTACATGGGCGAACGCTCCCCCAACCGCGCCGATGCTTTTGTCTGGGCCATGACTAAACTATTCCCTGGCATCATCAAGACCGATGCCAAGGCGCAGCGCAAGCACGTTATGCCAACACGGGGCATGAATGGCGGCTCGACCGGCTGGATGGGTGCTTGAAATTCATTGTGTCACTAACCACAGATAGGATTCATCATGCCGAATAACGTATCAGTAGGTGTAGCGTTCTCCGACCCCGCGCTGTCTGGCGGGACAATTGACAACACCGTCATCGGTGGCACCACGACCGCTGCCGGGTCATTTGCCGCGATTACATCAACGTCGTCCTCGTCCACCGGCACGCTGACCGCACGCAGCGGCACCGCGATCACGGCTGGCGGCCAGTCTGTTTTGTTGGGCAGTGCTACGGCAGGGTTTGGTCTGTACCTTGGCTCCGGCGCACCTACGGTGTCGGCAGCTAAAGGGTCGCTGTACCTGCGCTCTGACGGTTCAAGCACCAGCACCCGTCTATACTCAAACTCGGACGGCGCAACAACTTGGGTTGCCGTTACCACGGCCAGCTAATGAAGAAAAGCGTGTCTTTGGCTGTTGGCCGGGGGGAAAAGCTCCCGGTCAGTAAGGGCGCTGGCCTGACGGCAAAGGGTCGAGCTAAGTACAACGCTGCCACTGGTAGCAACCTGAAGCCTCCGGCACCTAGCCCTAAGACAGCAGCAGATAAGGGCAGGAAAGCGTCATTCTGTGCGCGTATGTCTGGGGTGGTGGCTAACGCTAAAGGCCCGGCAGAACGTGCTAAAGCGTCACTTAAACGGTGGAAATGCTAATGAAACCCGGACTTTACGCCAACATCAACGCCAAGCGAGACAGAATAGCCGCGGGAAGCAAAGAGAAGATGCGTAAGCCTGGCGCTCCGGGTGCGCCGACCGCTAAAGCGTTCAAGCAATCAGCCAAAACTGCGAAGAAATAACCATGCCACTCGTCAAGTCACCCACTCCGATGGCCTTCCGCAAGAACATCAAAGCGGAAGTCAAAGCAGGCAAGCCGGTTAAACAGGCCGTTGCCGTTGCTTACGCTGTGAAACGCGGCGCGATGAAGAAGGGCAAATAGTGCCTAGCCCGTCATTGGCTGATATTTCAAAGTTTACGCCTAGTGAACAGGCGGCTTTGCAATATCACCGCAATCATCTAACCGGCGGCACTGGACTTAAGAATGCTGATGGTTCAACCACTACATTCATGGGATCTGTTGTGGATACGCCAAGCGGCGGCGCAATGATTTTGCCGACGTATTGGCATGGACAAGTAAGGGATGTTCCGCAGGCTATGAAGTTTGCTACCAAAAGCGGCGTATCTTTCCCCGAATACAAGTCGGTAAAAGACGCTTTGGCGGCTGAACAACGGATGCACAAGATTATGGAACAAGACGTTGAATCTTACGGGGCGGCTAAATAGTGGCCTATCAAGACAATGGCGTAACCGAAGCTGGCGTTATATCCGCAGGCGGGAAAAGCCGCGGTCGGGATGACGGCGAGATGCTGGCTACGATGCGTACTCGCCTGACAATGGCGATCTCAGCATATTCCGACTCCCGCGAGGATGAGCTAGACGACCTGCGCTTTCGTGCCGCCAGCCCTGACAACCAGTGGCAATGGCCTGCTGATGTTCTGGCAACCCGCGGTTCGGTTCAAGGCCAGACGATCAACGCCCGGCCCTGCCTGACCATCAACAAACTGCCGCAGCATGTGTTGCAAGTCACCAACGACCAGCGCCAGAACCGGCCAAGCGGCAAGGTTATCCCCGCTGACGACCAGGCCGACGTTGAAGTAGCCGAGATATTCAACGGGATTGTGCGGCACATCGAGTACATCTCCGATGCCGACGTAGCCTACGACACCGCTTGCGACAACCAGGTGACCTTTGGTGAGGGTTACTTCCGCATCCTGACCGAATACACCGACGACAACAGCTTTGAGCAGGATCTGCGAATTGGGCGTATTCGGGACTCCTTCAGCGTCTATATGGATCCAACGATACAAGATCCTTGCGGTTCAGACGCTGAGTGGTGCTTCATCAATCAGGAACTGACCAAGGAAGAATACGAGCGAGACTTCCCCGATGCCAAGCCGCTGTCTAGCCTTCAGTACGGGGTGGGTGACGGGCAACTGAGTGCTTGGATCAACCAGGACACGGTACGAATTGCCGAGTATTTCTACATCAAGCACGAAGCCAAGAAGTTGAACCAGTACCACGGCGGCATCACCGCAATGGCAGGCTCACCGGAAGCAAAACAAGCTGAAATGATGGGTTTGCAGGCTATAAAAACCCGAGATGTGGACGTTAAATCGGTCAAATGGTGCAAGACCAACGGGTATGAGGTGCTGGAAGAACGCGACTGGGCGGGTAAATACATCCCCGTAATCCGCGTGATTGGCAACGAATTTGAGATTGAAGGCCGGATGTATGTCAGCGGTCTGGTGCGGAACGCCAAGGACGCGCAACGGATGTACAACTACTGGGTATCGCAGGAAGCCGAGATGCTGGCTCTGGCACCCAAGGCACCGTTCATTGGATACGGCGGCCAGTTTGAAGGCTAC